AGTAAGCAAGTCTTTGGTTGATAAGTTGCCAACAACATTTGCGCTAGGATTAAACGCATCTGGGCCAAACAAATTCTTATCGGAAGCCAAACCCGCGCCACTCATGGCCAGACCCAAAATATCTTTGTTGTCTATGGCATTTGCCACATTGGCAATCTTAGAAGCTGAACTAATGTTGTTTAACGTACTTGCACTAGCGCCCATAGTCTTTGCAATTTCACCACCCACAGGTAGCGCGCTTAACAAAGCTTGCTTCCAGTTGCCTTCACTTGCCGCATACAGCGCATTGATGGCTTGTGCAAATGGGGCAACCCCGGGGATAAACGAAGCAATCGCTAAGAACGGCGCAAGCTGCCCCATATCACTGCTAGACGCGCCACTTGTATAAAAGATAGGGTTGCCATCTTTAAACTGGACGTTGTAGCCAGTGTTGCCCTTACCCCTAAACGTGCCAGACCATGAGTTACCGCCCGTGCGCTCAGAGTAGTTAGATGCCTTGGATAATGGTTCTCCAGTTGTTTTGTTTCCAGCAGTTGTGCCCGTCTGGATAACCATTTTTCCATTTTTATCTTTTGTTAATTTTGATGGGTCAACAGGAATATATTCACCTTCACTACCCACTTGCCCATACAAAGTTGTTAATTTGGCATCTTTAGGCACTGGCACGTATTGACCGATTTCGTTGCCATCACTGTCAAATTTACCAGTCCCTTGATATACCGCATCTCTAATTTCGCCATCGCCAAGGTCAATTTTTGTAACTTGTTTTCCGTTATACGTTCTGCCAATTTCTTGTGCAGTTTCATAAACAGGAACTTGGCCCACCTGACGAATGTCGGTAATGCCAGCGGCCACAAGGTTTTTAGCCATGTCTTCGGTCATTGCGTCTAATGAACCAAAGCCACCCTTCTTTCCGTCCTTCGCACCACCTTGGTAGTATTGGGCTGTGCCAGCGGCTTGCTGGGCTTTGAGCTGTTCTAAAACAGTGCTCACAGCAATAGGGTTCAAGCTTTCATAGTTCTTACCGCCGTATTCACCGGAGTAATCCTTGGCCGCCTTTTCGCTAAACTTCTGTAAAGCCGCACCATAAATTCCACTAACAGCTGGGTGAGACTTAAGCTCTTCAATCTTTGCCCTGATCTCTGCCGCCGACATTTTGGTGTCGTTCATCAAAGCCTCAAGAGTCTTTGGAGCTTCTTTAACGGGGTTTAAGTAATCCTGAACAGCCTTGACTGTGGTGTTTCCAGCTTTGGCAAGATCTTCATCTGTGACCTTGTACTGGCTTTGGAGTGCCAACATGGTCTTGGCTTTATTAGCTTCAGCTTCGGACAGGGCTGTAGCGTCTGTACCAGCTTTAGTCTTAGCCTCATCAAAACCCTTGGCAAGGTTAGCCAAACCCTTGTCGTAAGCATCGAACAGGGTATCCACCCCGTCTTTTTTTAAGCCAGAGTACTTGGCTATCTCATTGGCATCAAGGCCGCGAGTGCGAGCTTCATTCTTAATGGTGGCTATTTCATCAAACGTTGTGCCTTCGTCTTTACCCAACGTAGTGGTAATAAAAGATTTAATCTGACTGCCGTAATCTTTACGATATGCGTCAGCAGCTGTCTTACCAAACGCCTTGTCAATAGCGGCGTCATCCATGCCATATTGCTGGGCAGTCTCAAAGATCTTATTGTTTCTGTCAAAGGCAGACAACGTTGTGTCTTTGGCAAGGTTGTCTGTAATTGACTTAAGGTAAATAGGCGCTACGTACTTTGAGTATTCGTCAGTTGGCCTATCTATCAAAAACTGGTTAACGGCCTTTTGAAACTCAGTTTTAACTTGGTCTGCTGTCATGCCCGTGTCGAGCATATTTTTAAAATAATTAAAGCCGCCTTGGTCAATTTGATTTGTTGCAGTGCCCATACCAGTACGACCAATGGTTGCGTACAAGTCATTAATCACTTTGGTTTTGTCAACGACCGGATAACCATTAGCGTCAATAATTGTGCCGCCTACAGTTTTAAAAGTTCCATCGCCCAAAGGCACTGGCTTTGGCATTCCTCCAGCCGTTCCACCAATATCAGTTGTTTTTTGCGTGTTGAGAGATGCAATACCATCAGTATTTCGGTTGCGTTCATCAGCAATAATTTGCTGTTGGACTTTCTCAGGAGTCATCTGAGTAGCCGCCAAGTACCTATTATTTATATCAGCAAAGTTAGTGCCCGTTGCTTTGGCGACTTGCTCCGGAGTAACTGCCGCCTCCTTCATTGTTCTAGCAATAGTGGCGTCATCCGCATTAGGGTTTGCTTTAAACCAATCAACAATAGCTTCATTAGATACGCCAGTAGCCGTTGAATCAACAACTTTAGGAGCTAACAGCGCTTGCTCTTGAGTCGAACGATTGGCCAGCTCACCTTGTGCGGCCTGCATAAAACTGGCTTGCTGATCTGCAGTAACTGGGCCAGCACCAAAAGCACCTTGCCAATACTGGAGGCCTTCTTGATCTGGAGCACGACCCAGTACTTGCGTGTACAAGTCATTAACCGTCATTGATTGAGCAGCTGGAGGAGGCGGCGCTACAGGAGCCGGTGTAGTAGCCACGGGCGCTGGAGTTGCAGGCGATGTATCTTCAAATACATCTTTTCCAAATTGTTGTGCAAAATAATCAACTGGCATCATCCGACCTTCCAATTAGTTCCATCAGAGTAAACGGGCACAGCTACTGCCCCGCCAGTTACCACGGTTGCCCCGAATGTTGGGCCTAGTGCGTCCGTTACAAAAGCTCTTGCACCCGTACCAGAAGTAACCGCGCTTGGCAACGTTGCCACTGTGTAGTTAGTCAAAGGAGGCACTACTCCAGAAGCCATCAATTGAGTGGTTAACGCATCAATCCTGTTGAAGTACAGACGCAACACATTGAGCATCTGGTCAAAATAAACACGGTCGTACTCGTTTGTAGGTAGCGGCAAGTTAGGCGCGGCTACCTTGTTTAGCTCAAACTCTGACGTAATGATGTAGCTCATCGTCTGCCGTCCGGTCTGATGTCAATACGAGTAGCACCCAACTGCCAAGCTGTTCCCAGATTGTCTGAGCTAACCTTCAAGATTAACTGTCTACCCCGCACACGGGTGTTAATCTGTCCTGTAAAGCCTTCAGTCACTGTGTACTCAGCACCGGTTAACTTATCCACATTAGACACTGCCGGCGTTCCCGTGCCAGAGCCAGAGTTTTTCATGGGGTAGAGCGTGTAAGTTACTTCGGGCGTAGGAGATGCGTCTGATCCTGAGAACGTCAAATCAGGCAACATCCTCCAGACAAATCCAAAGTGTTCGCCGTCTTCAATGTCAAACTCAGAAGAAGAGATGTAAGCCTCAATACCCAACGGCGTACCTGTTTCGTTATTGTCTAAACCAAACTCTTGATTAACCAAGTTGTAGTTGTAAGTAGCGGCTATAGGGAAGTCTCTTAGACCAGAGTCCAACCAAGCTGTGCGCTCCATCGTGCCGTAGTACCAGATCTTCTCAAGGTAGTTGTACACAATATAACGGTTAGCTGTCAGACTACCAGCCGAGCAGTAGAACCACCAGACTTCGTTGAAGCCCTCGTTTGTGCTGGCAAACACTTGTTGGTTTTGCTGAAGGTTAATGTCTTGGTAAACATACCGGCGCAGGTCGCATGGCAAAGTCTGTAAACGTCCATCGTACAGATAGAACTTATCTACACCCATCCAATACACCACACCAGAAGCTTGGGTTGCTGCGTTTTGACCAAGGATAGAGATGTTATCTCCCATCAACTGACTAGACCAGACCACGGGTGGGCCAATGTATTGGAGAGAATAGATGGCAGAATCAGTCCAAACCAAAATCTCTTGACGGGTCTGAACGGCAGTCACAATGCTAGAGCCGTGCGACAGCTGCACACTACCGGCCTGATTGGTTGCAGAGGGTGTCCAGTTAACCACAGACTCCTGATCCGACCAGCGAATCAACATGGGGTTTTGCGTGGTAGTGCCATAGTCGTTACAGCCAAAAGCAAACACAAACCGGCTAATGTCAGATACAAATACAAAGTTCTGGATGATTGGGCAGTCTGATGCACCCGCCAAACTTGCGATGTCTATACCATTAGGCATGATGTAGTGATCGCCTGACTGAGTACCCGTAGTGGTAATAGCCGCGCCACCCGCAGTTAAAGCCAGATTAAACGTGTTACCGCTAGAGTTAATAACGTAATAAATGGTTCCGGGGCTAAGTCCCGTAGGCAATGCAGCTGGATAACCTGTGTTTGTAAAGATGACTGCAGAGCCATTTGGCAAACTAAACGCCGCTGTAACCACCGCAGGAGAAGCTATAGTGACCGTAGCCAAGGACGGATCAACGCCATAACCAGCATCCCAGTAATAGATTGGGCCACCACGATAGGCGTAAACCAAGTCTTCACCAAAGTTGTTCTGGCTCCATAAACGCAGGGCCGAGGTAGATGTACCACCAAAGCCCCAGACACCTGCGCCCCACGTACCAGCACCCCAGCCAGCTAGTGGAATCTCAAATGGATCACCTGTGTTAATTTGATAGATAGCGTTTACAGTCGTTCCACCGCCTGCCGCCACAGTAGATGTGGCCGCCGTAGCCGATACGATTGTGTACGTATTAGCATCAACAACGGTAATAGAATACTCACCGTTTAAGTCAAGACCACCTACAGGAGCTACGTTGCTAAACGTTACAAAGTCACCCGTTATTGCACCATGAGCTGTATCAGTAACTGTTACTAGGGTAAGTAGATTGGTTGTGGCAAACGGGTTGCTTAGAATGGCTGCCGACCGAATAGGCGTAATATCGTTATACACCCCACCCAGTTCAAGATAAAACTTAAGATTAGTGCCTACGCCAATCAGGTTTAAGTTATCTAGCGTAATCCAGTTCCACAATGAACGGCACAGGCCTTGGAATGTAGACGTAGAAATACGCGCCCAGCCACCAATCTTCTCAGGAGAGCCTTGGCGGAACCGCACTTTGTCGGACTCATACCAACCACCTTCGTTGGTATAACGGGTGTTCTCCCGGTTAACGCCCGGCTTTAGTACAAGTTTTTTAAGCGCCATGAGCTACCCTTATTTACTGGCAACGCCTTTGGTCTTCTCAAAAGAACGCATACCGGCAATGCCCAAGATGCCTGATAATATCACCCAAAGCTGGTCTGCGTCTAGTACTGGCGGAGGATCCATTCCTACTGGAACCCAGCCCATAGCTTGCAGGTATTTCCAGCACCACTGTAACAGCGGATATAGTAGAAACTGATACCCCATAGCCGCTACACCAATCCAACCGATGGCTGGACGCCAACCCGAAACAAACACACTGGATGACGCAGCTTCAATCTTGTTGACCTCAATCTGCGCTAGGTCTGTGGCTTGGTCAATGCGTCTTTCTTCCAGATCAAGCTTACGCTGCTCAATCTCCATCTCCATCTTTTCTTTGTCAGTGGTGATTAGGTCGCCTGCAACCTTACCCACGGCTTCAATAATTGATCCAACGGCAAGCAAGCTCATGCTAGACCTTTCAATGTGCGATTAACCCAGCCCAGCAAGAACTTGGACTGCGTTCTGTTTTTGTTGCAAATCTCAGCGTAGCGGGCAATCTTAGCCAAAGCGTATGCCTGTTTAAACTGCTGACCGTCTGTAACTTGATTAAGCTTCTCTACGGTTTTAGCACCAATGCCCCCGTCAGGAGTAGCGCCCACAATCAACTGAGCAAGCTTTACCGCCATGCCCATACCTGCGTTTACACCAAAGTTAAAGATGGTGCTGGCTACGTCTTGGTTGCTGATCTCGTTACCGCGCATCTTGTCCCAGAACTCAACTCGGTAGAACTCACGCACCATAGGAGTCAGGGAGCCGCCAAATTCTTTCTTATCCACAAGCGCCCATCCGGGCCATTGCGGGTTCTTATTACGAGCAATCCCTGCATAGGTCATACCGCCCGTGTCGCCGGGTACTTCATGGAGGACGTAGCCGCCCTCGTCTTTCATCATCTGTTCAAAAGCTGGTTCAAACTGTGCCATCATTTTTCCTTGCAAGGTGCTTCTGACTTTTTAGAATCGTCATTTTGCATGAGTTTGATACCAGACAGGAACCCAATCATGCCGCCAATAAGAGTAGAAAAAGCGGGTGAAATCATCTTGAAAATTTCTGCGTTGTCCACTTCCTTGGCCCACAGACCCAACATAAAGCTGACCACCATAGCCAACACGGAGATACATAGGGTTGTGCTTACCATGAGCGTGACGTACAGCGTCAGCTTGTCCCTTGTGTCCGGTGTGGGTTTCTTGACCGGTCTGGGTATCGGTTTTCTGGTCATACAAGTTTGTCAATCTCGCGTTTAAGGTTTGTGATGTCAATGTTTAACGTTATCTGCCGCATCCTGTATTCATAAATCTCATACTCATATTGGTGAAACTTCTTCACCTGCTGGTCAATCTGTACCTGCACAGCCCTCTCAGCGTTAAGCCTTTCCACCCGCTTGGCAAACACCTCCGACTGCATTGGCGGATTTGGCTGTACCACCGGATACCACTTGTCGTAGCTGATCTTCATTTCTTTTCACGTTTAAGCGCCTCTTCATATCCACGCAAAATTAACGTTCTTGCTTCTGCCGAGTCTGCTGTACCCGCCCACATAGGCAGGTTGTTCCATATCACTACATAGTCTTCTGGTTTGCAATACTGAGCATTGTTCTTTAGCCATGCAACCATCTGCTGATGGCGCTCGGACGGGTTGTGGATGATGTACCCAATCCCATAGAACTCGCGCACATGACAGCCATTCTTGGCTACGGCTCCAACTAGCCCCAACAGCAGTAACAGTATGAGCCAACGCATTTATCACACCATGCTCCATGCAATTATGTAAGTGCCATAGATGACGAAGGCCACTAAACAGGCCGCCGCAATAAATGCTTCAGCCCAGTCCCACATGATTAGATTGTCCGGTCAACCCAGTTAGGGTCGTGAGGCCAGTCGTTGAATGTACGGGGATCACCAGTAATTGTGGCTGGCAAGTTGCGTAATGCGGTTCTGTATGTTGCCCATGCAGTCTTATCTGCGGTGCTGTCGGCAATCTGCGTCCAGTCACAGGCGGCAAGCAAGGTGTTACGTGTGCCACGAATCTGAGCCATTGCACTGTCTTTGGCAGACTGTATTTCTTCTGCGGTCAAGTCAGCTACGGCAACCTTGTACACCCAGCCGTTTTCCAGCACGGGGTCGCAGGGGATTAGCTTCTGTGTCAGGCGGTCGTGGTCACGGTGCAGATTAACTCTGACAAACCCTTGAGCCATTAACTGCTCGTCTGTAACCGAAGTTGTGTTTCCAAAATACGTGCGGAAGTCGATAATTTCGCCAACCTGTCCGTTTTCTACTTTTGCAATAAACATGATTACTCCTTAATTTGGGCCAATGTTGGGGAATGCCGAAGTTGGCGGTGTGAATGTTGCTGTGTATCGAGCCACGCCTTTTGTTATGCGTACCTCATCCATGTAACCATCAAGACAGTAGTCTGCAAGAAGTGAGTCAGGTTGCCCACCAATAGAAGTGTTTACTCCTGTGTACAAGGCGGGTACTGATGTGCTACTACTTGCAAGCGTCCCATTCAAAAACAAACGATGCGTTGTTCCATCAAATGTCCATGCAACAAAGTACCAAGTCCCAGTGGAAACGCTGGTGGTTAAATAAACTGTGCCGCCATCAACGCGCAAAACTAAAGCGCCCGATTGTGAGCCAAACAACATACGTCCAGACTGACTGCTAGCGTACTGCGAACAAAGCATTCCCATATCTGTAGAAAGCCCTGTGTCGTTCCAATAAGCCCAGCATTCAAATGTGAATGGCCCAGAACTGCTCATTGCGGATTGGGTGGTCAAACAACAATTGTTTGTCCCATTAAAGTACATTGAACCAGTTCCATACTTCACCACGCTTGTAGAAATCTGTGCGTTACCCGCAGTTTCTAAGTTGTTTATCATGGCGTTGTCAAAGATTGCGCCATTGATGTTGTTCAGCAGGATTGCCGTGTTAGTTACGGCGGTCAGCGGCGCAGTGGGCGGCGTAAATGCGGCTGTATAGACCGCAGTTCCTTTAACAATCCTAAAATTTGAAATATAACCACCAAATGGCCCACTAGTTGAATCTGTGTAAGACCCAAAATAGTACACAGTCGATGCCCCAACTAGAGTATCGGTGTTTCCTGTGGCAGAACCAGACGCAACTGTTGGGCTGGTAAGAGCGCCGTTAATAAACATTCGCACTGTGCCAGACTGCCTAGTAACAGCGGCATGACACCATTGGTTTAATGGAACTGGAAATGTAAGACGCAACTCCAATGAACTGCTTACAAATTCAAAACGCCCTGCGCTACGATACGCAAAGTACCCAACCGAATTGCCGGAGTAAATAGTTGTAACACCGCCTACAACAGTAATATAAATCCATGCCTCAACAGTGTAATCATCACCGCTTTGTGGATTATTTGCCGAACTAGCGGGGGTGCTAAGACTGTCACCGCTAGAATCATAATAAGCCGACCCACCAATCACGCTTGTGGAGTAGGCGGTAGAAGTACCAAATGGGTTAAAGCGTTGTACGCTTGGAGTTCCTGTTTTTGTGATGGTGTAGTTGTTTGCACTGTTGTCAATAAAACGGTTGCTTTGGCACGTTAAAAACGTTGTGCCGCTAATAGCAGTCAAGGGTGCGGTTGGAACTGTAGGCGTAGAGGTTACGTTTAAGATACGAAAGTTTGAAATATAACCAGACAAATACCCTGTAATGGCTGCGCTGTAATATTCAACACCAATCTGCAATGTACTAGAGAATGTGGCTGAAGAAACCCAAGTGGAACCTTGTTGCGCCCCATTTACATACAACTTAATGTTGTTGCTTCCGTCTCTGGTCAAAGCAACGTGAATCCAAGAATTTGAGCTACCTGAAGTTCCCGTTATTTGAAACGCATTGTTACTATACACCTTAATAACCCCACCAGATTGATAGATTTCTAAACCAGTGGATGTGTTGGAATCACCAAATGTCATTCCATAATTTGTACCACTTGTAGTGCTGTAGTACATGAACTCAATGGTAAATTGACCGCTAAGTGAAGTGACAGTTGAGCTTAAATAACTTGACCCATCAAAGTAATTAGACCAATTAGACCCATAAGGTGAGAAAGAACCTTGGGTTGTATTGCCATATCGGGTAATGGTGTAGTTGTTTGTACTGCTGTCTAAGAACGTATTGTTCTGTGCGCCATTAGTTCCATCACCATGTAAGAGCATAGTGACGTAGTTGAACTGGGGGTCGGGCTGTACGCTACCCGCAATAGGCCATTGGTTTAATTTTCTCCAATAAGCCTGTTGGTCAAGCGTCCAGATACCCGAAGCCGAACTGTCTTCGTATGGGCCGCTAGGTACGACTGGGCTTTTGGTAATTAAACCACCGGGGTACTGTTTAGACATTAGTCACCTCAACCCATGAAGTTGTTGGCTCGTCCCATGTAAAGAATTTACCCTCCACTACAGGCATAGGTGTAGGAGGCTCCCATTGGCAAGTTGTTTCGTTCAGTAACCAAGAAGCGTATGGCTTGGGTGGGATAAACGCATCGCGGCCTGAGTCGTATGTGTACCCAATGCCTGCGTAGTTCTTACGCAATGGACGACCTTCTGGATGCTGGCCGCCACGGGTGTTATACGAAGTTTGAACCCAGCCTGTACCAAACAAGCCAGAATCAATAACGTCCTGCTCCGCCACAATAACTTGTGTAACGATGCCGTTTTCTACTTGTGCAAAATGACTCATGTTATGCCTCAGAATGTGATTGTTCCAGATGAAGTCCATCTGTAAATACGATACCCGCCTGTCACGGTAATTGTTACAGTGCCTGTTGTAGCCGAAGCTGCTGCAAAAGAATCTGGATAGCGAACAATTACAACACCTGAACCGCCAGCACCAGCAACCGCCGTGCCGTCTGGTAAACCTAGACCGCCGCCACCGCCGCCAGTGTTTGCTGTTCCATTTCCTGCGTTATTTGGGCCAGCCGTTCCAGCGCCACCACCACCAGCACCCCCAGCACCGCCAGTGCCTGCCCCAGTAGTCTGCCCAGCGGCTCCACCACCGCCTCCAGCATAGGTTACCGATGAACCACTGTACGAAGACGCTGTACCAGCACCGCCTGCACCGCCTTGTGCGGCAGTTCCTGTTCCACCAACTGCGCTTGCGCCGCCACCTCCGCCTCCTCCTTCTGGAGAAGAATCGTCATAGCAAAGCCCACCGTCATAACCTTGTCCAGCAATGCCTGTGCCATATACAAAGCCGCCAATATTACTACCCGCACCGCCGCCAGAACCACCGTTACCAGCAGAGGGGCCAACGAATCTACCGCCAGCACCAAACCCGCCACCAGTAGAAGTAATAGAACTAAAGACAGAATTAGTCCCGTTTGTCTGTGAGGTGTAAGGCGCTGACCCACCACCAGCCGCGCCGCCAGCACCAATAGATACTGAGTAAGTAGTTCCTACAGAAATAGAAAAACTAGAAGCAGTTCTAAATCCACCAGCGCCACCGCCACCAGCCGCCCTATTTGCGCCACCACCGCCACCGCCAGCAACAACCAAGTAATCAACCGAAGTCAAAGTGGCAGATGGAGTTACGCTGTTACTAGCCGCACTTGCGGGGCCAGTACCTAATGCGTTTGTTGCAGTTACAGTAAATGTATATGAGGTTCCATTTGTCAGACCACTAACTGTAATGGGCGAAGCAGAGCCTGTCCCCGTAACTCCACCGGGGCTTGATGTCACTGTATACCCAGTAATTGGAAGGTTTCCATCACTTGCTGGTGCTGTAAAAGTAACAGAAGCCGAAGCAAAACTAGCCGTAGCAGTTCCAATGGTGGGAGCGCCGGGAACGGTAGGCCAAGTGCCTGCCGCAATAGCCTGCATCTGCTGTCTTGATGTCCAAATACCAGAAAAATTAGGCATTATCTAGTCCTTAGAAAGTAATTGAACCAGAAGAGTTGAAAGTGTAGATAGTATTTCCACCGCTTGTGGTTACTGTTGGAGAGCCTGTGGTTGATGCCGCCGCTACAGAGGATGAAATAATTACAACGCCTGAACCACCAGCGCCAGCAGTTGCGCGACTACCACCGCCACCGCCGCCAGTGTTTGCTGTACCTGCTGTTCCATTTGTTGCGACTCCGCCAGCTGTTGCCCCACCAGCACCGCCACCACCAGTGCCTCCAGCACCGCCTATTCTATCTACGCCGTTGTTTTGTGCAGAACCGCCTCCGCCACCAGCATAATTTTCAGAAAAACCTGTAATAGTTGAAAAGCCGCCTGCACCTCCTGCACCGCCGTTTTCTCCAGAGGCATTCTGCCCAACAGCGCCACCGCCACCGCCACCACTTCCCCCTGATTGACTTACAGAAGACCCACCATTATTTCCTTGTGATGGTGAAGTGCTGGGCGTATTACCAGAACCACCTGCATTTCCTTCGTAGCCACCGCCGCCGGAGCCGCCATTGCCATCGTAAGAGGAGGCTTTGCGACCACCACCGCCACCTGCTGAAGTAATAGTGCTAAATACAGAATTGCTACCAGCATCACCATACTGACCGCTTCCAGCAGCGCCACCTGCTCCTACAGTAACTGTAAGTGCAGTACCAGAAGCCACAGCAAACCCAGTAGCGGTTCTATACCCACCACCGCCGCCGCCACCAACACCACCATTACCAGTTCCACCCGCCCCACCGCCACCGCCAGCAACGACTAGATAATCTACAACTAATGAGGGTGTCACAGAGTTACTTGCCGCGCTTGCTGGGCCTGTCCCATAGGCATTTGTTGCCACTACAGTAAATGTATACGCTGTGCCATTAGTTAATCCGCTAACTGTAATTGGAGAAGATGTGCCCGTGCCAGTAATACTACCGGGCGAAGATATAACGGTATAGCCAGTAATTGCCCCACCACCAACATTGGTTGGCGCTGTAAAAGTTACAGACGCAGAAGTATTACCCACAGCAGCCGTACCAATGGTAGGCGCGTTAGGTACTTTTAACCCGTTATAGGAAGCGGTAATGAACCCGCCTTGGTAGCGTTGGGACATCTTCTACCCCGATCAAGAAATTACTTCGTAGCTAATGCTATATGTAATACCGCTGGCTGTACCTGATGTTACTGTAATAGACGAGCCTTCCATCAAATATACAGCGGTGGTTTTATCCACAACAATCAAAGAAGCGTCAGCAGGGACAGACACTGTAGATACGATTGGGAAAGCTGTACCACCAGATGGAGCAGAGCCTTGAGCCACCGCGCCGTTGGTATAGATAGCCACTGTGCAGTCTACAGCCGCAGAACCATTTACGTTAGCCGCAACAATCTGGTTGATCTTGAAGACCTGACCGCTAGAAGCGGCGTTAGGGACAAGCACCACTGCGGATGTGCCGCCGGGTGTGAGGTATGTAGTTGTGCCTGACGCTGTGGTCGCGGCGAAAAGATTTGGATTTGCCATGATAGTTCCTTAAAAGCCAAAGACCAGCGCGATGGCTGTTGCCCTCGCTTGAGATACACCAGATGCCGCAGGTGCAGCAGATGTCCACGTAGTGCCGTTAGACACCAAAACATTACCAGCCGTGCTAGGCGCAACAAACAAAGGCGCTGAAGTGCCGTTACCTAGAATCACGTTGTTAGCAGTTAAAGTTGTTAAGCTTGTACCGCCTTGGTCAACACCAAGAGTTCCAGTAGATACTAAGTTCTTACTGCCGTTTGTAAATACAGGCTTGCTGGCTGTCAGTGAAGAATCAATGATGTCATTGGCAGTCAGCGTTGTGCCGTCAAAGGTCAAGTTAGCTGAAGCGCCAAATGAACCAGAGCTATTGAACTGAACCTGTGTATTGGAACCTGCCGCAGAGCCACCGCCCACATTAACAAAGTTAGTGCCGTCCCAAGCCACAATAGCCCGTGTGCCCGCAGGTACAGTAACGCCTGTTCCAGTTGTGCCTTGAACAATGATTGACTGTGTGCTAGACGTTTTGTTAATAACAACGTAAGTCTTAGACTGAGCAGGAACCGTAATGGTTCGTGTAGCCGTGCCACCTGCTGTCCACAGAAGAACTGCGTACTGGGAGCTATTAGCCGTCAAACCTGTGCTTGCCGCCGTACCCGTAGTCAGGGTCAGTGTGATGTTTGCATCTGTAGAGATTGTCTGCGTACCAGCAACGGCAACGTCAACGATTTGGGAAATGGCGTTATTGACTGTGTCGCCCCAAGTACCAGATAAAGTACCTGTGGTCGGTAGCGTCAAGCCAATTAGCGAGGTATTTGCCATCTAT